CGGCCTGTCACGCCGAAGGTCGCGGGTTCGAGTCCCGTCGCTCCCGCCAGCAATCTCAATAACTTAGACGGCATGTGATTCAAGCGGTACCCCCTCCCGTGATTCGACTCCAAGCCCATTATTCGTTCCGGATTCGGGCCCGTCGTGCACCACCGCGCCGGCGGCCGCACAACGCATGATCGTGAGCTGGAGGGCCCGGTTCGCGACGAACCATTCGCCCCGCGTCCTATAGCTGGCAAACCGCCGGTGCAATTTTTTCTCGTCGGCGCGCGTTCCGGGTACGACGAGCACCTCGCGGACGCGATCAGCCGCTCCAAGGGCAACGTCAGCAACCCGGGACATAGGCGTCCGCGACACGCCAATCTTGATGCGATCACCAGCAATGAGAAAATATACATAGTGAACATCGGCCTCGGGCGCCTGCAAGGATGGGGCGCGCACGCCGAGGCGCGCAGGACTTTCTTTGCGCGCGGTCTGCCATCTCGCATTGAGTTCGCGCGCAGCCGCCTGTGCCGCAGGCCCGGCAATGCCGAGGGCCTGCATTTCGAAGCCGAGCGAACGCATGCGCTTGTTCGGACACCAATAGGCATGGTCCTTTTTGCCGAGGACGCGGTAATAGGGGATGCGCTCAGTCATTTTCGATCATTCCCGCTCTCGCGCAAGCGGCGCCGGCCGCGCACGCGGGCTTCGTCGGTGAGCCGCACCACCGTCGCGTTCGGCGGCAAATAGGTGTTCCGCAGCGCGCGGTTCCTATCGATGGTGTTGCCCATTTTCTTGGCGAGCCCGCGCTCGTCGGCCTCGCCGGCCTCGGCCTCGACGGAACCGGAGCGGCGGAAATCCATCAGCTGGCGCGTGTCGCCCGGAAACTCCGCTTCGCGCACGGCACGGAAATCGTCGCCGAGCGTGTCAGCGGTGTAAGGGACCGGCGGCCGCGGCCGCCCTGGGCCCGCGGCGTGGCCGCGGGTGCGGAAAATCGGCGCATCCGGATGCAGTGTCGGCAGCGTGGCGAGATAGCCCTCCAGCAGCCGCGCCGTGCGCTTGGAGAGCGTGGCGATCGCCGGGGCACCGGTCTTAGTGCGATCGAGCGTAAACAGCGGCCCACGCGCGTCGCGCCGCAATTGCGCCGGCGTCAGCGTGCGCACGTCGACCGGCGACAGCATCGAGTCCCAGGCGACCGCGAGCGCGGCGGCGAGGCCGCGAAAGCGCATGCGCCAGGCGCGCTTGACCAGGCGCACGGCCTCACCCTCGAACCAGATGGCATTGCGTGGCTTCGGCGTCTTGCGACGGATGCCGAGCGATGGATCTTGGTCGCGCTCGCAATACTTTCCGCCGCGCCCTGTCTTCAGCGTGCCGGCGATGCGCCATAGCGCGCGCCAGATCTTCATAGCGCGGTGTGCCTCGCGAATGCCGACGGCGGCGAGCAGCGCCGCATACCAAGAGTCGAGATCCTCGAGCGAGACGGTTTTCGGATCGACGTCGCCGAAGATCGGGTCGATGTGCTTGAAGCCGCGCAGCCAGTCCTCGCGGGTGCGAGGCTTTTTCTCCAGCCAGGTCTTTGTGCCGCGGAAGCGGGCGAACGCCTCGCCGAGGCTGCCCGCCGGGAATATCCTCTCCATTTTTGCCGGTACTTCCGGCGTCTCGCCCTTTGCGAGCTTCGCCCGGGCAATATCCCATCGCTCGTTCCATTGATGAGCGATCGCCCAGGCGTATGGGCCGTCTTCGCCGCAGTCGACCATCTTGAAGCCGAGCTTGGCCATCAGCGTCGGCTTGCCGCCGCGGGCGAGGCAAGGCGCCCAATAACCCCACTTGCGGGCTCCCGGCCGCTGCCGCGTGACGTAGTACCGGATTTTCACGTCACCCACCGCGAATCCTCGCCAGCCGGCCGGGCACGACGTCTCTAGCGTCGCGCGCAGTCGGGCCGACGAGCAAGCGATCGGAAGGGAAAAGCTGTGGATGACGCGAGCGGCGCCAGGCCTTGATCGCGTCGAGATCGAAATTGCCGGTGGTCTCGTCGGGCGCCGGGAAGCCGCGGCCGAGCAGGGCAGGGAGCTTCTGCTCGAACTCCGCCAGCGAGGCGCAGCCCATATGGTAGGCGGCCATGATCGGCGGCACGTCGCCGGCCTCGCGCCTATGCCGCATCGCCACGGGCAGCCTCCCCGGGTATCGAATAGGGCCAGGTCCAGAAGCCCTGCGCGCCGCGCGCCGGAATCGGCGTGTCGAACGCGCGCACGTCGGAAAGCGGCCAGGCAAAATTGAAGGCGCCGCGATCGCTGTCAGCGACATTGGCACCGAAAATGATGCCGGCATTGCGCGGCCGGCCGATGATCGCGGTGCCGAGGCCGGCGGAAAGCGGAAGCAGGCGGCATTTATAGGCGTCGCGTACTCGCTCGAGCAGCTGCCGTGCCTTGTCGACCACGAGGCCGGTCATATCGTCGTCGCCGCCGAGCCGTCGCAACAGATCCTCGACCTCGATCAGTTTCACCGGCCGCGCGCCGGCGTGGATGACAACGCGCACACCGACCAGTTCGGGCTCGCGGATGCGAAAATCCCAGCCGCGGAACTCGTAGGGCTTGGCGCCGACAATGATCAGTGATGCCCATGGCTGCCAAATTGTGAGCGCCTTCATGCGCCGAACAAACTTCGCTGCCGCAATCTCGGCGTCGGTGAGCGGCCGCGCGGTCATGGCTTGACCTTGGCGATGGTGGCATCAGCATCGTTAGCGATTTCCTCCGCAAGATCGGGCGAGGCATTGCCATACTGATAGCTTCGCGATGCGTGGGAGGCAGCCCGGAGCGATTTAATAATCGCCGCCATCGGATGCTCCGGACATTGTGCGATGTGTGCTTTCAAAGCGTCCGCCATTTAGACACACAGCCCTACCGTTTGTGGTTAGCCTGTCGCATCCTGATTACGTCCTCAATGCACGCCTGTCTTGTTGGCTCCCAATCGCCCCCGCAACGTGGCTTGCGGCCTTCTACGCGGCGGCGTTCGTCCTCTTTGTCACTCTCTGGCGGAAAGGCCCAAGAGAAACGACGTGTGGCTTCTTGTTCGACCGTCTCGACTTCCGTCAACATCTAGTGGGTCTCAGCGTTTGTGTGTGACAACGGGGCGAGTGTGGCCGCAATTTTGTGGCGAAGGGTCATGCCGCCTCGCTTCCCGGCTCGGCGGCCGTCTTCGTCCTTTTGGCTACCACAAAGGCGCGGACGTCCGTCTCATTCGCCTGCAGCCATCGCAGCGACGTCAACACCGCCTGCATGCGCGCCATGTGATAGTCGGCAACCGACTGGCGCATGGCGCCGCTGCGGACCTGGCCCGGATAGACGCGCCGGCGCAGCTCGAGCTCGCGGTCGACTTCCTCGATCTGCTGGGCGAGGGAGAAGGTCTTCATGGCGATAGTCTCTCGTTGGCGATCAGCTGCACGAAGGCAAATTTCTCCACCTTACGCAGATCGATGCGGTCGAGATTGTCGAGCACGAAGCGGCGCAGATCCGCGGGCTTGATGATCCAGCGCGAACCGCCCTGTTGCGGCAAACGTCTGTCGGCGCGGCGCCTGGCCTTGACTTCGCCCTTGGCAACCATCGTGCCGAAGTTCTTGCTATCAAAGCCCACGATCTCGCTCGCCTGTCTCAGCGAGCAGCCTTCGTTGAACCGCCGCGAGATGCCGAGCCGGGTCGCCTTGACTTTGATCGCCGTCGGCGACCGGGCGAAGCCGTGCTGTCGGAAGATTTTCGCGCACTTGTCGATATCGTGCAGCGGCACCTTGCCGACGAGCCTGACCTCGGCCACAGTCCATGGCGGCTCCTTCCTGTGCGGCATGACCAGGCCGAGCTTCGTGGCACGCTTCGTCACCCACCAGCGCGGCAGTCCACACTTGTCGGCAAACGCGTTGCATTCGCCGCGCTTCTTTCCGTCGCCATTCTGATAAAACGCGCGTAGCTCATCGTCGAAACGCGGCGGCGCGACGACCCGGCCGTTTTCGCCCTTATAGTCGGCGGCGCCGTGCGGTGTGGTCAGGCCGAGCTTGCACGCCTGCTGATAGACCCCACTTGGGGTGCGGTGAGGGCCGAGGTGAGCGAGACAGGCGTGGCTGCCGCCTTTTGGATAATATTTTTTGATGATCTTCTTCTCGGCGTCGGTCCACCAATGGCTCGCCTGTTTGCCGATGACGCGCGGCGGCGATAACCGCGGCAGGCGCGCGCGACCGGTTTTGAAGGAGACGCGCGCGAGCCCGCTCACAGCATGTCCTCCGCGATGCGCGCCGCGCGCGTGGCGCCATCGCCGGAAAATTCCACCGCGCCGTAATTGTCGAGCAGCGCCAGCGCCGCGCCGATGTCGTCAGGCTTGCGATTAAGGTGCTTGGCGAGATCGCAGATCTTCGCGCCATCGGGCGCGACCTTGCGCAGCGCGCCCCACACGCGGCCGCAATCGGCGAACGCCTCGTCGCGGATGAAGGCGCGGATCTGGCGCAAACCGGGCGCCCGGGCATGCTGCTCGCGCAAACGCGCGTCCGCAGCGCTGGCGTCGACGAGCTCGTCGATCTCGAGGAGCTCGGCCGCCGCGCGGCGATCGTGCGCCGGCGGCGCAGCCAATGCCGGCGTCGCGCCGCGATGCTGCGTCTGCACCGGGCCGACCTTGAGCATGACCGGTGAGCGCGAAAACGCCGGGCCGACCGCGACGAAATTTCCCGGCTCGAGCAGCGGCAGCCGGTCAAAGGCGCGCCGCGCATCCCAGCCGATGGTTTCCGCGGCGCTGCGGATGTCGCGATCGAGCGTATTGAGCCCGATCATCATGTTGAGGACCTCGGCCTTCACCGACGATGCCAGCCGCGCCAGGCGCAAAGTCGCCAGCACGCAGGCGAGCCCGCGCTTGCGGCCGCGGTTGGCGAGATCGATCAGCGCCGCGATCGAGGCCTTGCGCACCAATGGCGCTTCGCTGACGCCGCCATAGGGCGCGAATAGCTGCGCCTCGTCGACCGCGACCAGACAAGGATGCCAATGCTCGCGCGGCGCGTTGACCAGCGCCGGGACGAAGGCGGCCATGGCCTTCATCTGGTCTTCGCGTTCGAGGTGCGAGAAATTGACCACGAGCGAAACGCGATGCTCGCGGGCGCGCGCGGCGGCGGCCTCGAGCGTGGCGGCGTCAAGGAGGTGCGCCTGCAGGTGCACCATGCCGAGCTTCTGCGCCAGATTGCCGAACTCGTCCTCCGGGTCGACCACGATCTGTTGGATGAGACCGGCGGTCTGTTCCACCAGCCGACGAAGCAACCAGGATTTGCCGGCGCCGGAGACGCCCTGGATCAGAAAACGGCCGTCGATCAGCTTGGCCAGGTCGATGCCGATCGGCGCTCCGTCGTCGGCGTCGCCAATGTGGATATCGCCGGGGCGCAAAGCGGGCACAAGTGCCGGAGCTGCCGCACGCGGCGCCGGGCGCGCCGGCACTGCCGCCTGCTGTCCGAAACGGCGATTGCCCATCGCGCGGGCAAACGCGCTATCCGCCGCGGAGGCCTTCATGCCGTGCTCCGCGACAACAGGGGCAACGCCTTCTCAGGGCGCACCTCCTGGCGCGCGAGCATCATCAATCGGCCGCGGATGCTTTTTGGCTGGCGCCCCATCACCTTAGCGATCTGCGAGTGCGTCTTGCCGGCGAGACTGAGCGCGAGCAGCTCTTGATCATCGATCGCCGTGAAGCGCCGCACGGGCTTGCCGCTCCGCATGTATCTGAGCGGTCCCTTGATCGTCTTGTTGATTGGCTTGGCGTTGGGAGGGTCGGCGCCCATCGCGAGACAATGCCACGCGACGGCGCCAGGCGAGCAGCATAGTACCTTCGCGATGCGATCGTGCGACCAGCCGTGCTCGCGGCGCTCGGCCGCATACTCCTTTTCGGCGGCGGTGAGGTTGGGGCGCCTGGTCATGCCGCGCTCCGTTGCGCGGCCTTGGTGGCGACGAGCTGCTCGGTGGCGACGATGACGTCGGTGACGGTGGTCCAGATGTCGGCGGCGCCGAGGTCGAAGTGGATGCCGTAATCGCGCTCGAGGCGATCGGCGATCTCGTAGAGCCCGTGCCAGCCGATATCATGGTCGCCGAGCCGCAGCGCGGTTTCCGGCCGCACGAACTCGGGCGGCGCGTCAATCGCTTCGGCGATGATGGTGCGAACTCGGGCTTCGATGGAATGAGCCATGGCGTTCCTCGTGGTGTTTGCTCGGACGCGGGACGCCACAGCACAAAAAATTTCAATCGACCAGGTGGCCGGGAAGATCCGGTAGCGGCAGGCTCCGACCGCGCAGCGCGTGCGTGCTGTCGGGAAAAAATTCGAGCATGCCGGCGATCAGCGTGTAGTGGCATATGCCGCCGCCGAAACCCTTGAAGCGCGCGTTCGCCTGGTCGCCCCAGGCGACGGTGCGGTAGCCGATGAACGTCGGCGCGGCGACGTTGTCGTCCCATTTCCAGGCGGCGAAGACGTGCATCACATGGCATGCCGGACACCAATGGCCGATGCCGCCGTGCGGATAACCCTCACGGTCGCCGACGCGGCGCAGCTTCGTCCCGATCTGACCGCCCGATGCGACGCGGGTTGCGACCGTCGCCATCACGCCGCTTCCTTCCGCTGAAAATATTGGATCACGATAAACAGACGTTCCAGCAGTGGACGCTTGGCGGCTTCGCCGGCGTCAATGTCGCGCGCCCAGGCCAACGCCAAGTCACTTTGCGACCGAAACGACAGATAGCGCATGCGATTAAAGCCGATGGTCTTCATGCTGCTTCCTCTGCGTCGCCGAGATCGAGATCGCCGATGCCCATCGTGGCAAGCTCGCGCATATCCCAACCGATGCGATCGGCGCAGGCGCTGCAGACGCCGGTCGGAAGCTGCTCAACGGAGAGCTGCCCGAGCTGCGGCCGCCAATAGCTTCCGTCGCAGTGAGGCGCGGGCCCAGCGACGTCGATGGTAAAATCGAGTAGCACCCAGGCGCAGGCATTGCCGCGCGCATCGACGCAGGCGGGGTTGTCGTCGCAGCCGCAGCCGCGGCACATGCGCAATCCGTTGGGGCGGCCGCCGAAGATGATAGTCATCGCTAGTTCTCCAGCCGCATCATGAAATGTGCGAAGACGATGGCGCCGACGAAAATCAGGATGCAGACGACGATCCACACGACGTCGGCGCGGGTGATTTCCGGTCTTCTCACGGCCGCGCTCCCAGGCTGATGGAGCGGGGAGGCGGACTTGCACTGCCGACCTCCGCGGGAGGACGAAGACCCGCGGCGCTCTGCTGCTGAGCTACCCCCGCATGTTTGGTCACGGCTGTGACCCGAGCAGCGCCGCGATGGCGGTGATCATCAGGCCGGCGAACAGCAGCGTCTTAAACGCCGAGCCGTGCGCCGCCGCCGTGATGAGCACGACGTCGAACGCCACCGTGATGAGCACGCCGCCCATCTAAGGCGCCCTTCTGCGTGCCGCCGGCGCCAAGGCGTGCGCCGTGGTTTCAGCAACGGCGACGATCGCGGCGCGCGTCGTGCGATCGGCGATGGCGTTGAAGGCGATCGCGAGCCGAAGCCCGTCGCGCGTGCAACCGAGCAGCTGACAGGGATCGGGCGACGCGCCAAAATTGGCGGCGCGCCCGGCCGGCGTGCCGGCAAAAAACCACGCCACCGGACGATCTAGCGTCGCTGCGATGCGGGCGAGCTGCGAACAGCTGATGCGGTTGGTGCCCTTCTCGTACTTCTGCACCTGCTGGAAACTGACGCCGAGCGCGGCGCCGAGGCCGGTCTGGCTGATCTCGCGCATCAGCCGCGCTTGGTGAACGCGCAGGCCGACATCGCGATCGACGGCACCCGGTGATCTGTTGCTCATGATGCTACTCCCTCGTTGGACTTTGCTGAAAAACCGCGCTCGATGACCTCACGCGCCGCGGCGGCGAAGCTGATCTGCCGTGCGGTGGCGTAATGGCGCCATGACGAGGCGGCACGGCAATCCCAAAGCTCTTTAGCGGACTCACGGTTCACGGCTCCATTTCGGCAGAAATGCCGGCAGATCAAACGACCGCTGCAAAAATTCGGGAATGTCGAGCAAATCGTCGCCGGGTTCGAACTCGTCTGGATCGAGGATGGCTCCGCATTCCTCGCACGGTGGTTCGTTTGGCGGTTCGTCCATAAAATCGACGACGAGGCCGCAATGCGGGCAGTGGAATGTGTGCCAGATCATCACTGGCGCTCCGCAATGGCCGTGAGTGCGATGGCGCGCATGCGCACCAGGTCGCTGCGCGCGGCGTAGAGCCGCTCGCAGATCAGCAGCGGATTGCTGCCGAGCCGATGCCAGAAGGCGAGTTCGCCGATGCGGTGCTGCGAATCGCGGTCCTCGCGATGGCAGCAGGCGCACAGCGGCGCGGCCCAACGATCATCTGGTTTTCTCCCTATGCCACTGTGCTTGCCGTGGGCGCCGGATTGCATGCGCACGTGAGCAGCTTCGCCGCATGGATCCATGCCGCACTTGAGGCAGGGCAATTGGCGGATTATCGCCAGATAGGCCGGATCGCTCGCCTCACGCGGCAATGGCTGCGGCGCGACGCCGTCGATGCGTTTGAGCAGCTCACCGGGCTTCGCCAATGGGGCAACGCGCTGCGGCTGTGGCATCGGCTTGAGCTTCCAGCGATAACGCTGGCGATCGATCTTCTCAGAGGCGATTTTGCCGTAGGCCGCCAGCTTCGATAGCGTTCCCGAGGCGTTGTAGGACGTCATATTGAGGCGCGCGGCGACCTCGGCGCTGGTGAGGCCATCGGGCTCAGCGGCGGCGAGCGTGGCGACGATTTGGTCGATGCGCTCACTCATGGCCGCGCTCCATCAGAAAAGGCGCGCGAGCCGGCTGGCCGAAGCCAGCCGACTCGCGCTTCCATCGCCCGAGCTCTGGAAAGCTGACGATGGAGAGGGATTTGCGATGTGGTTTTACGAAACCTCGTACGGGACGTTTTCGATCCGGCGGCGCGAGGACGGCCGCTATGTCTGCTTTTTCGAAGACGAGGCCCTGGAGTCGCATGAAAGTCCTCAAGCGTGCGCCTATGCGTTGGGGTCCGGCACCTGCACCTGGCCGTCAGTCGGCGATCCGTCATTGCTCGGCGTGCCCGAAGAGCTTTCCGCTTGGCGCCGGGCGCGGTCGTAGGCTTCGAGTGCCTGGCCGAGGCACCGCGTCATGGTGCGGATTTCCCCGACCGGCAGGCGGAACGTGAAGATCCAGCCGTCGGGGTCCTCGAACGACAGCATCATGGTGCCGTCGGGATTGGTGCGGCCGGCCGGCAGCATGCGCGTGAGCACCGGCCTGGCGCCGGCGTACGATGGCTCGGCGCGCTTGCGCGGCAGTTCGGCTTCGCGATCGCGCGGCAATTCGGCCAGCACATTGCGGCGCGCCTGATCGGCCAGAGCGTCGATCCGCGCCTGATCACTCTCGGCTTGCCCGCTCGACGCCACCGCGCTCTCCCATGCGCCCGGGGAATCGGGCGATGGGGGCTACTGTAGCGATTAGCGCTACGGCGTCAAGTGTGACGTAGTGAATTTCGCTACACGCTACTTAATGGCGCCATTGAGCGTGTACCAGCATTCCGTTTCGCCAGGGATGCGAACGCAATGGTGGCCGAAAAAATGACTTTCTTGGATGACCACGCGTTGGCCGGCCTCCAGCCATCGGCAATTGCCAGACGCCAGGGCCAGAAAAAACAATTTATTTGCGGCTTCGAAATCCTTCTGGGCCATGAAAGTTGTAATCTTGTCAAAGAGTTCAGCATCGTGGCAGCCGGGCACACGGCCAATTATTTCAAAGGTGACCGGTTGCGATTGTGCTGGCCAGCTGACGGCAAAGCCGCAACCCGCCAGGCAGCATACGGTGGCAACGGTTTTCCACATCTCTCTCCTCCTACAAATCGAGCACGCTGCGGCGAACCCGGCCAATCACCTCAGCATCCTTGCTGCGATTGAGAAAGATTGGCTCGTGCATCGGGTTGGTCGAACACGGCGCGAGATAAGGCGGCGATGCATGCCAGCGTTTGTAAGTCGTCTCGCCGCGGACCGCAAACACATAGAAGCGATCGGGATGCAGCTCCCGATCGTGTCGGTTCACAATGATGACCGACTGGTCCGGAGAAACCCGGTTCATTGAATCGCCTTCCACGCGCAGCGCGAAGAAATTGCCTCTTCCGAGGTCGGCGAATGCGAGCAGTGGCACATCCTCGACGGGCACTTGGGTGCTGGCATCGGCGAGGGAGCCCGCGCTCACCCAGGATATGAGAGGTACCAGGGTGATTCGCTCTGACGATCGAGTCGGCGCCGGAAAGCCGGTAATCTCTTCCACCGCGAGCATCTCCAGCCCGCTCAGTTCCCGCTTTCCTTTGATCACCTTATTGATGATGGAGCGGTCTTCGTCGACGCGGCGCAGTTTCCTATGCACACGCCGGGAAAGCTCGGATTGGCCCATATTTCCGGCATGAGCGAGCGCCTGTGTCACCCACCGGGAAAGTGCATTTGCGGACATCATAGCAAGCGTAGCGTTAAGCGCTACGTCCGTCTGTGGCGTAAATCGCAACGGGAGGGCTTGCCTTGGTAGCGAAAATCGCTACAGTGCCGGCCCGCATGGAACCAGCACAGAGGATCATCAAGAAGCTCGGCGGTCCTTCGGCGGTCGCCGCGTTGCTCAACCTTCACCGGACGCGCGTCTCCAGCTGGCAGCGGTCGCGCGCGTCGGGAGGAACAGGGGGCGAAATTCCGCAGCGGCATATTCGGCCGCTGCTTGAGCACGCCAAGGAGCGCGGCATTGCGCTGCGTCTCGCCGATTTTTTTGCCAAGCCCGGGAGCGCATCAGCGCATGGGAAGGCCGCGAAGTCGCGCGCCGCGTAGGTCTTTTCTGTTCGGTTTGCGTAGCCCTCCGGGGCCTTCGAGTTTCGCCGCGCCGGCATCGTGCGCGGCGCCGGCGGGAGAGTCGAATCCGGTCCGCGGCTTAGCCTATGGACGAATGTGGAGAAGTCGATGGACGGAACGGCGTTGGCGATCTCAGTCCGGCTTTGCGACGGCGCGGAGGGTGGCCTGATTGGCAAACGCGACGCGTGCCTTGGCGTCGACGTGCAGATGGCGAGCGGCGCAGAAGACGAGGAACTCCTCCGGATCGATTACGGCGCGAACGACGACCTGTCCGCTGCGCTTGATGTCGCGCTCGAGGCGCTCGGCCTTTTCGCGCCAAATCTCATAGGTGGGCGGGAGCAGGTGGGCATCCTCCATGATCGCGAGAATGCGCGAGTAATCCTGCGGGCGATACCAAGGAATGCCGGTCGCTTGCAGCCGGGCCATGTGCCGGCTTAGCCGGATACGTCCCGAGTCGTGAAGTGCGGTTGTGGATAAGTGGCGTTCCGCGCGTGATTTTTCAGCTTCGCAACGGGCAACGCCATGGGGCAGTATTTCGGGCTTGGGCATCTATCAGACCGCGAGCCCCTCGCGCGCGCGCGCGAGGATGATCGGGGATTCTGCTGGCGCGACGTGCCATATGCGATCGCGATAGCGCTCGTCGCAACCGCGCTGGCGCTGGCCATCGTCTTCGCGCTCGCCACCGTCACCTTCGGGCCGCCGCCGACGGTGCAGAGCCTGCTCGCCGCGATCGAGGGGCTGTTCTGATGGATGCCCCTACCTTCGCCAAAGATCACCTGAAAGCCTTCGTCGAGCGCATCGAGCGCATGCAGGAGGAGAAGAAGGCGATCGGTGACGACATTGCCGACATCTACCGCGAGGCCAAGGGCAACGGCTTCAACGCCAAGGCGCTGCGGACGGTGGTGCGGCTGCGCGGCCAGGACATCAATGAGCGTAGGGAAGAGGAAGCCGTCCTCGAAACCTACATGCACGCCTTGGGGATGCTCGAATGAGCGGCCCGAACGCCCGCTACGCGCTGCCCGCCGACGAACGGCCGCCGGATTTGTCGGCGCCACTCGCGCAGAGCGAGACGGGCGAACCTTCACAACCGGGGGGGGCAGACTTGGTTGATGCGGCGGCGACCAGCGCGCCCGATTGGGCGGTCGGACTTACGCTGCCGCTCGAGACGATCAGGGCGCAACGGGCCGAAGCGATCCGCGCGCTCAATGACATCCTCGACCAGTCGGGCTTGGCGGAGCACGACCAGGATGCCGCGCTGATCGAGCACAAGCTGGCGATCTTGAATTTGGCGCTGCAGCGCACACAGGCACTCGCCGGCCGCGCCATCAAGCTCGTCGCGGCGTTGACGGCGCTGCAGCAGCGCAAGCGCAGAGAGGTGGCATGAGCACCGCCGCCGCGCGATCGCGCGAGGAGCGCCGGCGGCTGCGCGGCGCGATGATGCGCCGCCTCGTGCTGACGCCGGTCAGGCGCTGGACGGCAAACCGCAAGCTGTATCTATGCATGGCAATCCGCGGCGGCGTGATCACGCAAGCCGAAGCGATCGCCGCGCACAAGCTATCGGCCGACGAGCTCGTCGCTTGGCTCAACGCCGTCGAGCGGCGCGATTTCGAGGCGCTGCGCGCGCGCCAGCGGAGGGCGGCGTGAGCAACTGGCCGTTCGGCGCGTTGAAGGAGTTTTCATACACGCTGATCATGGCCGACCCGCCGTGGCCCTACGAGCTGCGCTCGGAGAAGGGCGAGAGCAAGAGCTACGCCAAACACTACGGTGCAATGTCGCTGTGCGACATCGCCGCGCTGCCGGTCGGCCACCTCGTCCGCGGCGACTGTCTGCTATGGCTGTGGGCGATCTCGCCGATGGTGCCCCACGCGATTTGGGTCATGAGCGAGTGGGGCTTCACCTGGACCGGCTTGATGCAGTGGCGGAAGGTGACGCGGCGCGGCAGGCCGCGCATGGGCACCGGCTATCGCGTCCGTTCGATGAGCGAGCCTGTGCTGCTCGGCAGCATCGGAAGTCCCAAACATAAGGCGTTCCTGTCGAGTTTCGACGGGATAGCGCGCGAGCACTCGCGCAAGCCAGATGAGGCTTTCGAATTGTGCGAGCGATGCATGCCGGACGCCTTCCGTGTCGAGCTGTTCTCGAGGCAATCACGGCCGGGCTGGGACACCTGGGGACTCGAAGCCGGCAAGTTCGATCCGGTGGTCACGCTGAATGCCCCGGTGCGAGACGCCGCATGAGCGCGCCGCGCCGCACCGATTTTTGTTCGTCGCGTTTTCTTGTTGCGTTGGGGAATGAGCCTCTGTGGCGTGCGCCGAGGGCGCTGTTGCGTTTCGCCGTTGCGTCAGTCCGCCCACCGGCAGGGCTAAGACCGTGGCCGGTCGGAGTGCCTCCATGAACGTCAACCGCACCATGCAGCGGCTCGCCGACGTGGCGGCCGCGGCGGAAAAGAAACTGCGGATGCGGCGGTTCAGCTGGCGGCGGAAGTTCAACGCCGGCCCGTACATGCACGCCGACGACAAGCGGCTCCGCCTGGTGGCGCGCCGCGTCGGTGCAATGCTGCCGGTGGTCGAGGCCTTCATCGACCGCCTCGATGATTTTGCCAATCAGAATACGCCGCGCGGCTCGGTCGAGGGCTTCTCGATCGAGGCGCTCGCTGCGCATTGGAGCCTGCCGAACGAGGACGTCCTGGCGCGCATCTACGCCGAGCTGGAAACGCCGGAAATCGGCTGGATCGACCAGGATTTCATCGTCGATTTCTGGGCCCGCAACCCCGACACCGAGGATGCCACGTCGGCGCAACGGCAGGCGCGATCGCGCGCTTTCAAGAAGGCGCTAACCGAGATCGCGCGGCAAGCTCGGCTCGGCTTCATCGACGAGGTCGAGCGCCGTTTGCGGGAGACAAAACTTTACGCGCTGAAGGAGCGCGCGCGCTGGGGGCTCGACGATTGGCGCGCTGAGCTGCGTGATATTCTGCAGTTATCCACCGAGGAGGTGCTGTCGCGTTGTGACACCGTGACAGTCACGACCAGATCAGATCAGACAGTTTCTAAGACCGGCAATTCTGTGGACAACGTTGCCGCCGCCGCGAGCAGCGAGTCGCCAGGGCTGTCCGAAGGACAGGCCGGCGCAGTCGCGATCGATCCACAGATCAAAGCCGAGCTTTGGCTTTGCACACAAGGCAAGCGCATCGTCATCGAGCGGCTCGATGTCAACGCGACGCTGGCGGATACGCGACTCGAGAGGTGGCTGCGGGACGTTTCCGGCGACCATGCGGCACTCGCCGAGATCATCGCGGCGGCCGACAAGGCCGATTATGTGGCCGCGCGCTTCCACAATCTCATCGTCGACCAGATCCGCCGCCACATCAGCCGCGTGGCCGGCCTACAGCTGCCGCTGATGCCGCCGAATCCGTCGAAGGTGCGTGCGGACCAGGCGGCCGAACAGCCCACGGGCGAGCTCGCCGTCGCGCTGACGCGGCTAGAAGACGGCCGCAAGCGAAGAGGAGGCCATGGCTGAGTTTTCCCGGGCGACGCGGCAGGCGAAGCCGTCCTCGCAGCTGACGCTGCGCGAACGCATTGCAGCCGAGCGCGAGCGCGGCGCCGCAGCGTTAGAGCGGAGCGGCGAGCTCTTAGCGGCGATCGAGGGCAAGCCGGCGCTGGCCGAGGCCTACCGCCGCTTCTTCGCCCGGCTCAACGATGTCGCGACCGCAGCCGAGGCGCTGGAACGCGAGATCCGGCGATTCGCCGAGCAGATCGGTGGTTCCGACGCGGGGCTATGATGGTGGGTTAAGGCGCTGCGCTAAGCCACGGATTTGTCATAGCATTGCCAATGCGGCTGCGGTAACGTCGCGCCCGGTGAGGGAAACCGATGGCGGCCGCGATTCGCGAGGGCGACGAGGTGCTCGTGCATGGGCGCGTCCATAAAGTCTTTGCAGCGGAAGGACTTGTCGAGGTGACCTTCGCCAAATGGTGGCCGCGCTGGTCGGCCGTGCTGGTCAAGATCGAACAGGTCGAGCCGGTTGCCATATCGAGCGAGCCAGAGCCGGGAACCTCCGGAAAGTCTTAATAAAAACGTCAGGATTGGCGCCGATTCTGCGGCGCATGGAAGCCTCGATTTCCAGCGCGCAACGTCTGGTCGGCTTCACCGCCGACCTCACCTTCCGCTTTCGCCTGCCGCCGGCCCTGCAGCTGACGGTCGGGCCCGGACGCTGGATCAATTGTATTCACCAGGCGCGGGTCGACGTGGGTGAGGATGCCGTCGTCGAGATCCGCGCGTTCAACGGTTCCGAGCTCGAGGCGCGCCGCATCGTCTTCGAGCAGACCAAGCGGTTCCTGATCGCCATCGCCGGTGGCGTGCGCAAGCTGCCGAAGGAGAATTTTTCCGGGAGGCTCACCAAGGCATCGCGGCCGGACCGCTACGAGCACTACGAGATCGTCACCGGCGCCGCACTGTCGATCACCCAGGCGATCATGGCGCCAGCGGTGGTGGCATGACACGGGGATTTTTAAAGGCGGACGGCAACGACTGGCTCGTCGGCGCGAGTGATTTGTCCAACGAAGAATATCCCTATCATGGTCCGGTCGCCCGCGTGAGCTGCGACGACAAATGGCTCGTAATCTGCACGGACGATCACGAGGGGTACGCGATGCTGAATGTCGAGGCACTTCCTTTTCTGCGCCGCGCGCTGGGCTATCTCGACAGGAAGAGGTGGTCTGAGCGCAGTCGGCCCGGGCGGCCGTTGCGATAGCGATGGGAAAATCCATTAACCGCGATTCGCGCCGGCGCCTGACAGTGCGCGGAGATTTCGGCATCATGGCGCCCGGAGAGGAGGCAGCGTTGGGGACGCTGCCATGCCGTGCATTTTCGGCTTGTCGCGCGTCGAGCAGCGCGCGTACATCGCCATCATCGCCGATCTCAAAGCGAAGCCGGGCCTCGACGAGGCCGTCGCGCGCGCCGCCGATTGGCTCATGCAGAAGCTGCAAGGTCACACGTTCGACAGCATGAGGCTGGCGCGCGTGGCGTAATTCTATACCGGCGCGGGGCAGGTTCCTTCCGAAAAGCCTCCTCCCAATTCCGTCCCGCGCCGGCACTTCGCATTCGGGGAGCGTCAATGAGCGTGCCGGACGGCGCCAACCGCGTCAGAAAACAAAAAGACGCGGGGGCGCCCGGCGGTGCGCAGCGAAAAAAAGTTGATATCGAGGAGCTCATCCGCTGGGCCTACCTCGACGAGCTCAGCAAGCGGCAGACATCGGCGGCCGAAGGCATCTGGGATCGGCTTTCGCAATATGGCTCGCTCGGCGGCATCAATCCGGATGAAAGCAACTTTGCCGGCGGCGGTGCGCAACGTTACGCGCAATTCGGCCTGCCTCATCCCGACGCCGAGGAAATCGAGCGAGCCGTCAATGCGCTCGGCAAGATCTCGATCGAGCAGGATTTTGACATCATCGTCGGCGAGCTGCGGGCGCTGGTCAGCGTCAACGATGTGATGCCGCGGCCGAGAGGGCGCGTACGGGGCCGCACGGCCGAAGCCGGCTATTACGACAAGGACGCGACACCGCCGCAGATGCGGCCGCGCGACGTGCTCTTCGTCTCCACCATCAACGTCACTGCGCTCGTCATCACGCATGCAGTCATGGGCACGCGGCCGAAATGGAAAAGTGGAACGCCGCGGCCATATCAGATTCCCGGCCGGCGCGGATCGATGATCGTCGGCGAATGCCGCGGCAAAAATCTCTATTCCGCCGGCTGCTATTGCCCGCTGCGCTGGGCGCCATCGCCGGCGGAGATCGTGCTCGGCCGCGCCGATTATCACCTCTGGCATCGCGCGCTCGGCAGTCTCACGCAAACGCTTAACCTTACGGAGCACGAGGCACTGCCACCGGCGGCGCCGGCAGCTCCTTGGCTCGCGGAACAGAAAAAACGCGCTGTTTGGTCGTATGCCGTTGCCCGGCAAAGACCTTTGCCGCTCCGGCCGCAGCGTGCGCGCGCGCTCCGGCGGCCAAAAAGAGCAAAGGATTCAAAGCGGCCATGGACGATTTGACTCGGGGGCAAAAGCTTGACAACGTAGCGAGGCCTGAAAAAGGTTCTGAGCCCGCCCGGCGCCGACGCGCCGCGGCGGGTTTCGCGTTTTTTGATGGGGAGCCGGCCCGTGTGACGCGCGTCGCCACAAAAGCGCTCACCGCGTCCGAGCTCGAGCGTGCGCTCGACGAGTTGCGCAACATGATCCATTTTCTGTCGCCGCCGCTCAATCAGCGGCCGGGGCTATTTCTCGAACAAAAAGACGCGCTCGATCAATTCGTCCTCGGCCTGCAAAGGCGCATGGGCTTTCAATCGACGTCGCCGACGTCTTTTAGATCGCCGCAGCGCGACAGCGGAATCGCCGCGATCTGCAGCAAAGGCCGCATCATTCCGATCCAGCGGCGACGGATGCTCGCGGACAAACAAACATGATAGTGCTCTGGGTCACCGCCTGCTTCGCCGTGCTGCAGGGCATTTTCGCGATCGCGGCCGAGGAAATGCGGTCTTTTTGCTTCCGATAACGGCCGCTTCCCGGAAGCAATCAACGGTCTCTGTTGATCGCGGAGTCAACGCTCATGGCCCGCTTGAGCGCGAAGCTTCGCAGCATCGAGGGCAAGACCGAGGCCGGCGCTGCCTATCGGGCGTTGGCCTATTGGTGCCCCGGCTGCGACGACTGCACCGTGATCTACATCGAAGGCGGCGGCGCGACGTGGACATGGGACGGCAATGTGGACGCGCCGACCTTCTCGCCGAGCATCCGCGTCTCGTCCAATGGTAAAACACTCTGCCATCATTTCGTCCGCGGCGGGAACATCGAATTCTGCACTGACAGCCCGCACGCGCTTGCCGGTAAGACAGTGCCGTTGCCCGATTGGCCCTACGCCGAAGGCGAATATGGCGGCGTCTAATCGATGGTTCAATTGAGCGGCGCGTTCAGCTTGCAGCCCTCGGCTACGGCGACACAACGGAGAGACCGAAATGCACGATCGAAACGGAACGCCCTTGAAGGTTGGCGACGTTGTCCTGCTGCCGGGCCGCATTACCCAACTGAGCGAAGGCACGGCAGACTATTGCAATGTGAGCGTCGAGAGCCTCGAAGGGCGCCGCCCTGATGGTGCGAAGGAAACGCTTTGCATCAACACAGGCGTCCTCGTCCTGCACGAGCACGCGGACTAGATCGTCCTACTTCATTTTCTCCGTCAATATATTGACTGAAAAAATGAAGTCAGCCGCGGCTACGGCGACACAACGGATCTGTTGTGAACCCAATTCGAATTTGGGGTTAACCCCAAGCTGAATGGGGGCTGGCCCCATGACCCCTACGGATCTGCCGGTCGTCACCGATCGGCCGGTCCTGGTCGCCGAGACCACGGACGTACTGGCTCGGCGATCAACCAATCCGGCGCTAACCGACGCGCTGCAATCGGCGAGCGATTATGCCGCAGCTTCCAAATCTGAGGCCACGCGACGCGCTTATCGTGCTGATTGGGCGGATTTCGCCCGATGGTGCGACGGCGTTGGCCTATGTCCGCTGCCAGCGGCGCCGACGACTCTCGCTACTTACCTCGCGCAGCTTGCCGACGCCGGGAAAAAAGTCTCGACGATCAGGCGGCGCCTGGCTGCGGTAGCGTATGCTCACAAACTCAAAGGCTTAGTCCCGCCCAGCGATGCTGAGACGGTCCGCGCGGTGCTCTCGGGCATCCGCCGCAAGATCGGTGTCGCCGTGACGCGCAAGGCGCCGGCGACGGCGCAGAGCCTTTCGCGGATGCTTGCGCCGCGGCGATCTCGTATTCCTAAATCACTGATTTCGGAATCATCATCAGCTGATCAACCGGCGCCGGACCTTCGCGCTCTCCGCGATCGGGCGCTGCTGTTGCTCGGTTTCGCAGCCGCGTTGCGTCGAAGCGAGCTGGTCGCGCTCGACGTCGCCGATCTCGAATTCGTCGAGCGCGGCGTCATCGTGCACGTGCGCGTCTCGAAGACCGACCAAGAAGGCGCCGGCGCCCAGATCGCCATACCGAACGGCAAGAAGCTTAAGCCCGTCGCGGCGCTGAAGGAATGGCTCGAGGCCGCAGCGATCGCCGAGGGCCCGGTTTTCCGCTCAATCGACAAAGGCAATCGAATCGGTGGCCGGCTCACCGACCGCTCGGTGGCGACAATCGTCAAGCATTACGCGGCGGCCGCCGGATTTGATGATGCAATCTATTCCGGACATTCGATGCGCGCGGGGTTTGTTACCTCGGCGCTCGAGCGCGGCGCCGACTTCTTCTCGGTGATGCGTGTCACGCGGCATCGCGACGTCGACACGCTGCGCGCCTACGACCGTCGCGCCGGGCTGTTCAAGGATCACGCCGGGAAGGATTTTCTATGAGCAGCAAACAACCGCGGCCATCGGCGACCTATCGTGCGGCGCGGCGCAGCATCCAAAAAGGCGTGAAAAAGATTCACGAACTGCTGATTTCGCCGCGCTGAAATCGTGCTATATACCCTCCACGAAAAGGAGGAGCTGATGATCGCGCGCCGAAAATTCATACAATCACTATTGCCCGGGGCTGCCGCACTTGTTGCAGCGGCTGCCATTGCTCGCCTTCCAGCCTCGCCGGAAACCGAATGGATGACTCACGCGAAAGCGAGAGCTGAATTGGGCATTACCGATCCTGACTACACGCACACCATCATCGATCCGTGCCATCAACACCCATGGGCCTTCTCTATCGACACCCAATCGGCCTTCTCTAAAGGAATTGCCTGATGGGCTGCGGCTGCGCCGAGCGCAAACAGGCGATCGTCATCGCCGCCGGCGCCGCATTCCGCGGCGACGTCGAAACGCTCAAGCGCGAAGTCGCGTTTGTCGGCCGATCGGCGCTGGAAGACGCGCGCGCGATCGCGCAGCGAGCGCAGCTCGCACGCGTAGCGCTGGCGCACAGGATGACGGCGCGGCGGTGAAAGCTTCTCATGATTTCGGACTGTTCACGCTCGACATTCGCGCCGACTTCGAGGAGATGGCGCAGCGGCTGCGCACAGTCGGCAATCAGGCGCCGCACATCATGCGCCGCGCCATCAATCGCGTCGGCGACAAGGCGCGCACCAAAGTCGTGCGCGCGCTGGTCAAGCAAACCGGCGCGAAGTATGGCACGGTGCGCCGCGCGCTGAAGATCAGGCGCGCCAATTATGGCGAGCTCGCCTACCGCATCGTCGGCTTCGGCGGCTTCCTGCCGCTCTCGGCATTTTCGGCGCGCCAGCGCAAGGATGGCGTCTCGGCGGCGCCGTGGGGCACGCGACGCGTGTTTGCGCACGCGTTTATAGGGACTACCCTCGGCGGCCATGTCTTCGTCCGTGAAGTGCACGGAGGGTCGCGTGTCGGCCGATTGCCGATCAGAGAGCTATTCGGGCCGGCCATTCCGCGCGAGCTGCTCAAGGATGATGTGAAGACGACCTTCGAGTCGACCGTCGCCGCCGAGTTGCCGATCGCGGCCGAGCGCGAGCTCGGCGCATTGCTCTCAGGTTTCGCTCCGCGTGGCTGATCCGCGCTACCGGAACCACATCCGCGGCAGGATGGTCGCCCCAGGTGATGTCTCAGTCATCAAAAGTCATATTTAAACCATCAAAAGTGATGTCTGAACCATCCGGCGGCGCAACCGGCCGAGGGCGGCGGGTCCTTCCTGGCGGGGTACCCCCCGCGCTAGCGCGGCAGCTCGAAAAAGCCCTAGCTGATCTCTAAAAATCCTGGGTCAACGGTCAACGGTGTCAACGGTGACAGTCGCTGGACCGGCGACGGCCGCCGCTGCGCCGCAGCTCTTGTCGCTGTCGGAATTGGCGCGGACGCGGAAACGCGACAAGGCGCTGATCTCGCGCCAGGTCAAAAAGCTGGTCGCCGCCGGCAAGCTCGAGACGCGTGAAGGCGAGCGCGGCGAGAAGCTGATCGACCCGGCCGCGTTCGCCCGCGCGCTCGGCGAGATCGCCGACCCGGTGAAGGTGCAGGCGGCCGCCACCGCGCGCCACTTCCGCGCGCCGGAGTCGCCCGCGGGCGCAACAAAGCCGCAGCCCGGCGCAACGGCGGCGCCGTCCGGCGCCGAGCCGACGCTCAGTGGCGCGCAGCTGCAGAAAATCCATTACGAGGCCGAGCTGAAGAAGCTCGACCTCGCCGAGCGCCGCGGCCTGATCGTGCCGATCGCCGACATCATCGCCGCCTTGCGCGCCGCGGGCGACGCGGCGGTGCAGCTGATCGACCGGCTGCCGCTGCGCTCCGCGGATCTGGCGGAAGCCGTCGGCGCCAACGGCGAAGCCGGCGCCCGCGCACTGCTCAAGACAATCGCCTTCGAATTGCGCACCGGCCTGGCCGAGGCCTTCGCCAAGCTCGAGGCACAGGGCAAAGCCGAGGAAGCCGCCGGACCGCTCGCCGCGGATCTGCCGGACGAGGCGGACCAGGCCGACCAGGCGCCATGAGGCTCGAATACATCCACTCGGCGCGCGCCATCGTCGGCGGCACGCTCGCCGCCCACTTCGCGCCGGCGGCGCCGATCGCGCCATCGGCCTGGGCGGCCGAATTTGCGGTGCTGCCGGACGGCGAATATGCCGGCGAGAAGATCGACCTGCGCCGCACGCCGCACATTGTCGAGCCGCTGGACATGCTCGGGCCGGACGCGCCGGTCAACGAAATCGCGGTGATGAAGTCGGGACAGACCGCCTTCACCACCATGCTCTTATGCGCCATTGGCCATTCGATCGACCGCGACCCTTGCGACATGGTGGTGGTGCAGCCCACCGACGTGGCGCTGCGCAAGTTCAATTCGATCAAGCTCGGCCGCATGATCGAACTGACCGCGCCGCTCCGCGACAAGGTCTATCCGCAGTCGTCGCGCTCGGCCGCCGGCTCGACCACCTACGAAAAGAGATTTCCGCGCGGCTCGTTGTCGCTGCTGCTCGCCTCCTCGCCGGCAAACCTGCGCATGCTGACGGCGAAGAAGGCGCTGTGCGACGAGGTCGACGAATACGAGGATGACCTCGACGGCCAGGGCGATCCGCTCTCGCTGGTCGCCCGCGGGCAAAAATCGTTCAAGGCCTCGGGCACCTGGAAACGCGCCTACGTCTCGACGCCGGTCATCCAGGACGCCTCGAAGATCGAGGAAAAACACGCCGCCGGCGACCAGCGCCGCTGGCACGTCGACTGCCCGCACTGCAAAGAGCGCATCGTGCTGGAGTGGAATGCGCCTTATGATCCGACGACGCACGGGCTCAAATTCAAGAAGACCTTCCCGCACCAGGCCTATTACGTCGCGCGATGCTGCGGCGGCGTCATCGAGAGCGCGCAGAAGGTCGCCGTCTACCGCACCGGCCGATGGGTTGCGACCGCGCCGGGCCCGGGCAAATATCCGTCCTATCACTTCGATGAGCTCTCGGCGCCGTTCTCCACCTGGGACGGCATCGCCGCGGATTACGTCGCCGCCGGCAACGACCCGGCCAAGCTGAAGACCTTCTGGAATCTCACGCTGGGCTTACCCTTCAACGTCGCCGTCGATGCACCGGACTACGAGCTGCTGATGCAGCGGCGCGAGGATTATCCGCCCGAGGTGATTCCGCCCGGTGCGCTCCTCGTCAACGTCTCGGCCGACGTGCAGATGCGCGGCATCTATGTCGAGGTGGTGGCGTTCGCACCCGATCAGCAGAGCTGGACCATCTTCGCCGATTATCTCGACGGCTCGACCACCGAAGTCGACGCCGGCGCCTTCGCCGAGCTCACAAAGCTCTACGAGCGCGAGTGGCCCGACACCAACGGCCGCAAATTCCGCGCCGACGAGTTCCTGATCGACTCCGGCTATCGCACCGACGTCGTCTACGAGTGGACGCGGCGGCATCCCGGCACCAGGGCGACCAAGGGCGACGACGGCTGGTCGAAAGTGCCGCTCGGGATCGCCACCGACCAGGACATCGATTACCGCGGCCGCAAGATCAAAGGCGGCGCCAAGCTCCGCCTGATGGGCACCTGGCCGCTGAAGTCGAAATTCTATACCTATGCGGCGCTGATGCCGATCGCCGACGGCGCCGGCCTCACGTTCCCACCGGGCTTCTGCCACTTCGGCCGCTTCCTCGACGAGAACTACTTCAAGCAGATCACCTCGGAATATCTCGAGGACGGTGTGTTCCGCGGCCGCAAGCGCAAGACTTGGAAGCAGCGGCCGCACCGCGACAATCACTTCCTCGACTGCCGCGTCGGCAACATCGCCGGCGCGCACGCCTATTTCACGAGCTTCAAGGCCGACGATTGGGCTGCGCGCGCGATCGCGCGGGGCGTGAGCGCCGAGGAGCTGCCGGTGGAGGCGCCGGCGCCGGCGGCAAACGCGGGCGAACAAAAAAGCTATTTCGAGCAGCTCGCGTCATTGAACAAGGGGCTGTGAGCGATGACGTTCACTCCGGAGATCGTCGAGCGCCTGCGCCAGGCCGAGAACGCACTGCACCGGCTGCAGATCGGCGAGGCGTTCGTCAGCGTGCGCTTGAGCGACGGGTCATCGACCGAGTTTACCCCGCCGAAGATCAACGAGCTGCGCGCTTACGTCGATCTGCTGCGCGACCAGCTTCACGGCCGCGACCGGCGCCGCGGCGCGATCAACGTGGTGTTTTGAAATGACGCGCAAAGAACGGCGTGCGCTCGCGCGCGGCGCAAAAGCATCGCTGGAAATCGTGCCGCTCGCCCAAGCGTTCGGCACGCCGGCCGCGCAGCTCGCCGCGGATCTGGCGAAAGTGGATTACGCGTCGCCGGCGCGCGCAGGTCTCGCCGTCGTCAGCCGCAGTTACGACGAGCATGGCGAACTGGTCAGCGGGAGTTAGAGACCGGTGAGTGCTTCGCCTGCTCCGATCCAGCCCTCGGGCCTGAGTTTTTGGGCGCGGGCACGCGCGCGCATCGACACGCTGTGGGGCCCCACCGAGACCACCGAGCGCCCCGAGGGTGCCTTCCCCGCGGTCTACAAGGGCGCCAGCCTCGATTATCAGGAAACCTACGCCTGGCGGCCGCCGCTCACCTCGGCCGAGAGCGCGACCCTCTATGACCGCGTCTGGGCCAACAGTCGCGCCGACGATCTCGCGCGCAACAATCCGCATGCCGCCGCCGGCATCATGCGGCTGGTCGACATGCTGGTCGGCGCCGGCATCCGGCTGGCGCCGCGGCCCGATGCCCACGCGCTCGGCGTCGATACCGCAAACCGCTCCGGCCGCGACATCATCAAAAAACTCGCCGCCTCGCTCAAGAGCGAGTGGGCGCTGTTCGCCAACGATCCGCGGCGCTTCGCCGACGCACAGCGGCGCTATTCGCTCAACACGCTGTTCCGCCTGCAGGCGCGTACGACGGTGCGCCGCGGCGAGTCGACCGCTTACCTGACCTGGAAACCGCATCCGGCAGCACGCTATGCCACCTGCCTGCGCGTGATCGATCCCGACCGGCTCAGCAATCCGCTCGGCCAGGCCGACACGCTCTGGCTGCGCGGCGGCATTTCCTATGACGACGACGGCGTCCCGACCGCCTATCACGTCCGCAACGGTCATCCCTCCGACTGGTTCCGCTTCGCCCAGCTCCTGAAGTGGACCACCATCCCGCGCACCACCGAGGATGGCCGCCCGGTTTTCATCCACGCCATGGAGCCGGACCGCGAGGATCAGTCGCGCGCCATCACGCCGTTCGCGGCGCTGATGACCGGCTTGCGCATGATCGGCAAGTTTGCCGAGACCGAGATTGCCACTGCGACGACGAATGCGCTGTTCGCCGCCTTCGTACATTCCAACCTGCCGGTCGCCGACGCGACGCAGGCGTTCACGCCACAGGCCACCACCTTCGCCGACAAGCGGCACCTTTACTGGCGGCAGAATCCGGCGCGGCTCAACGGCGTTCGCATCCCGGTGTTGCCGATCGGCGACGAGATCAAGCTCAATACCGCGCCGCGCCAGACTACCGCTTTTGCCGCCTTCGAGACGGCATTCCTGCGCGCCATCGCTTCCGCGCTCGGCCTGTCCTACGAGCAGCTGGCGATGGACTGGACCAAGACGAATTATTCGTCCGCGCGCGCGGCGCTCAATGAGGTCTGGCGCCACATCGAATCGCTGTTCTCATCGTTCGTCGAGCAGGTCGTGGCGCCGGTCTATTACGCGGTGATCGAAGAGGCCTTCGACAAGCGCTACATCACCGCGCCCGCCGGCGCGCCGGATTTCTGGGATGTGCCCGGCGCCTATCTGTGCGCCCGCTGGATCGGCCCGTCGCGCGGCTACGTCGATCCGGTCAAGGAGGCGCAGGCCGCCGGCATCCGCATGGATCAGCTCACGTCCACGCTCGAGGCGGAATGCGCGCTCGCCGGCGAGGACTGGCTCGACGTGCTCGACCAGGCGGCGATCGAGAAAGACGAGCTCGCCGCGCGCGGCCTGATGCGCGCCATCTCCGCCCCCGGCCGCATCGCCACCGATCCGAGCGACGATCCCGAGGGAACGCCGGCGCCGGAAGACGTCACCAATGAGAAGCAAGCGGCATGAACCTGCGTCATCCCCGCATCGCCGCGCGCATCTTCAACACGCCGCTGATGGTCGACGCCGGCAAGGCGGTGGCCATCGTTGCCGGCATGGGCGGCCGGCTCATTGATGGCCAGCTCGTCATCGACGGCCCGGCCGCAATCGACCACGTCGCCTTCTCAGGCGGGCGTCCTTCGGAAAAGATGGGCCGGCTCGGCGATCCGATGGGAACGACGATCGAGGCGAGGGGCTACGGCGACAACATTCTGACCCGCTTCGGTCCGGTCGCGGTCATCGCGATCGAGGGCACGCTGGTACACAAGGGCGCCTGGCTCGACAGCAATTCCGGCGAGACCTCCTACGAGGGCATCCAGACGCAAGTGCTGCGCGCGGCGCGCGACGAGCGCGTACGCGGCGTCGTCTTCGAGGTCGATTCCTTCGGCGGCGAGGCCGCCGGCGCCTTCGATACCGCGGACATGATCGCCGAGCTCTCGGCGGTCAAGCCGACGGTCGCCATTCTCACCGATTTCGCGCACTCCGGCGGCTATCTGCTCGCCGCCGCGGCGCGGCAGATCGTGCTGCCGGAGAACGGCTATGCCGGCTCCATCGGCGTCGTCGCCATGCATGTCGATTTTTCCCGCGCGATCGAGAATGACGGCGTGCGCGTGACCGTGTTGACGTCCGGCGCGCGCAAAGACGACGGCTCGCCGTTCAAGCCGCTCGGCGCCGATGTCGCCGCGCGCTGGCAGGCGGATCTCGACGAGGGCCGCGAACAGTTCGCAACGGCGGTCGCCAGATATCGCGGCCGCCGGCTGTCGAAGAGCGCTGCGCTCGCCACGGAGGCCGGCGTCTTCCGCGGCGAGGACGCCGTCGAGGCCGGACTTGCCGACGGCGTGGTGCGGCCGAGCATGGCCTTTGCCGAATTCGTCCAGCGCGTGAATCGCTGAAGCTTTTTCTCTTCTCAAAAACCTGGAGAACATCATGGACGCGAATTCCCGCGGCCTCGCCGCGATTGCTGCTGCTGCCGAGCCCGATGGCTCGCGTGAATCCGGGACCGCAACGGTGCGCATCGGGGCCGGCACGCTCAAGATCGGCCTCAGCCAGGAGGAGCATGCCGCCGCGCTGCTCGACGCGAAAACCGAGGGCAAGAAGGAAGGCACCGTCGCTGCGGCGACCGGCGAGCGAGCGCGCATTGCCGCGATCGTCAACGCGCCGGAAGCCAAGGGCCGCGAGGGCCTGGCCAACCATCTGGCCTTCAGCACCGAGCTCGCCCCGGCCGCGGCGATCGAGATGCTCAAGGCCGCGCCCGTCGCGGCGCCGGAGAAGACGTCGCGGCTCGACGGCAAGGTGCCGGCGCCGAAGGTCGACGCCGTCGAAAGCGGCGCCCAGCGCGATCGCGCTGCCGGCCTGTCGGCCGCCGTCGCCCACCAGCTCGAGAAGATCGGCAAGAAGCCAAAGCTCGCCGCCGCGGGCAGATAACGCAACTCGCCGGCCCGCGCACGCGCGTGCCGCCCACCAACCCGCCCGCTCGCGGGCTCATTGGAGCCAGCCATGACGCTGTTCACCGAGACCAAATTCCGCCAAACGCTGCAGACGGCGTTCCTCAAGTGGTTTGCCGCCGAGGAAATCTCCTTCGAGCAGGAGACGGCGGCGCCGAACTGCGCGGCCAATCAGGGCAGCGCGTCGACCAGCTCGCCAAATCCGCAGATTGGCGGCCTACTCGATATTGGCACCGTCATGGGCCGCATTATCATCGGCGGCGGCACGCCGGCGGCTGCGGTCGCCAATGGCGGCAATACCGGCAACGGCACCGTCGGCACGGTGACGGCGCAGACCGGCGAGCAGGTCGGCACTTACACCGTCAGCTTTACCGCCGCGACCGCGTTCAATGTCTACGATCCGAAGGGTGCGCTGGTCGGCTCCGGCGCGACCGGCACCGCCTTCGCCAATCAGCTCGGCTTCACCATCACCGCCGGTGGCACCGCCTTTGTCGCCGGCGACAGCTTCACCATCGCGGTGCCGCCCGGCAGCTATGCCGCCAATGGCGGCAATACCGGCAACGGCACCTGCGGCGCGGTCACCGCCAAAGCCGGCTGCCAAGCCGGCACCTATACCGGCGAGTTCTACGCGGCCACCAAGTTCAGCCTTTACAATCCTTCCGGCGGGTTTGTCGGCGAGGGCACGACTGGCACCGCCTTCTCCAACCAGATCGGCTTCACCATCACCGCCGGTGGCACCGCCTTCGTCCTCGGCGATGGCTTCTCCATCGCGGTGCAGGCCGGTTCCGGCAATGTGACGCCGCTCAATCCGTCCGCCGTCGATGGCTCCGCGGTCGCCGTCGGCATCGTCGTCAGGCCGCAGACCGTGCCGGCGGCCGCAACCGCCGCCGTGGTGCTCGCCGAGCGGCTCGTCGTCGGCCTCCT